GCATAAATGTATAATAGTCCCTTACTCACCCCCCCTTTCATCCCCCACACCCAAAACGTCCCTGCCACCCAAAATTCGTTGCAAGTTTTCTTGCACTGCTAAACTAAAGATGTTATTTGGCAAATAAGGAGTGAGATATGCCGAAGAAAAGAGGCCCCGCGCCCATATCTGGCGCACAGATGGCCGAACAGAAGGATTTGTTCATAGAACTGGTGTCTGACGGCCTGTCAGCGCGTAAGGCGTGTTCTAGTGGCAAGCTGCCTACGTTTCCCACTATCAGCAAATGGCTGCGTGATGACGGCGAGTTCCGCGACAAGTATCGTGTTGCGATGGAGCTACGAGCGCAGAAGATTGATGACGACATTGACGATGCTATTGAGCAGATGAAGTACGGCGAGCTAGACGCCCAACAAGCGCGTGTGGTCATTGACACTTACAAGTGGAGAGCGGCCAAGCTGTACCCGAAGCTGTACGGCGAGAACCAGAAGGTCGAGCATGAGCATAAGGTCGTCAGCTTTGTCGATGAGTTGAAACTGGCGGCGGCGCAAATAGAGCAGCAGCGATTAGCTGACAAGACCATTGAGGGCGAGGCTGAAGAGAAGTGAAAAAAACCGAAAACACTGATCTGCTCGTAAAGCTGCACAACGACCCGGTTCTATTCGTTGAGAGCATACTGAAGGTGACACCCCAGCCGTGGCAAGCCGAAGCGTTGAGGGCGGTAGGCAACAATGACAAGGTTAGCATTGCGTCTGGTCACGGTGTTGGTAAGACCGCCTTTCAAAGCTGGCTCGTGTTGTGGTGGCTGATAACGCATTATCCGTGCAAAGTTGCTGTTACTGCGAACACGGCGCACCAGTTGAGCGATGTTTTGTGGACTGAGATCGACAAATGGGCGCGACAGTTGCCGGAAGGTTTCAAGCAGTTGCTAGAGTTCAAGAGCGACAAGATTAGCTTGAAAGGTGCGTCAGATAGCTTTGCCGTTGCAAGAACCAGCAGACGCGAGAATCCAGAAGCGTTGCAAGGGTTTCACTCAGAAAACATGCTGTTTTTGTGCGAAGAGGCGTCAGGTATTCCTGATGTTGTGTTTCAGGTTGGTGAGGGCGCAATGTCTACCCCCGGCGCTAAGACGGTGATGTGCGGAAACCCCACACGTTCTGAGGGTTTTTTCTATGAGAGCCATCATAGCCAGCGCAAAAACTGGTTTACGATGACGGTAAGTTGCCACGATGCCACGACTGTTTCTGAGCAGTTCTTGGAAAATATGAAGGAAAAATACGGTGAAGACAGCAATGTTTACAGGGTTCGTGTCTTGGGTCAGTTCCCTACCCAGTCGGATGATGTCTTGCTACCGCTACATCTTGTGGAAGAAGCGACTAAGAGAGATGTTGAAGCGTCACCCACGGCACCTGTAGTTTGGGGCGTAGACGTTGCAAGATTCGGCGGTGACAGGAGTGCCATAGCCAAGCGTCAGGATAATGTGTTGCTGGAGCCGATTAAGACGTATCAGGGGCGTGATTTGATGGAGATGGCTGGTATTGTGCTGTCTGAGTTTGAGGCAACTACATATCGTTTGCGTCCTCAAAGCATATTTATTGATGCTATTGGCATTGGTGCTGGCTTGGCTGACAGGTTGCGTGAGTTGGATTTACCAGCCGTTGCAATTTCTGTGTCGGAGACTGCTAGTTTGAAGGAGCGGTTTAATCGGCTGAGAGATGAGTTGTTCTGGAACTCTCGTGAGTGGTTTGAGGCAAGAGATTGTAAGATCCCGAATGACGCGACTTTGATACAGGAAATCACTGGCATTAGGTACAAATACTTGTCTAATGGTAAGCTGAAGGTCGAGAGCAAAGATGAGATGAAACGTAGAGGACAGCGTAGCCCGGATGTGGCTGATGCGTTTGTGTTGAGTTTTGCTGAAAGCGGTGCGATTGCAGGAGGCTACTCTAGAGGGTATAGTAGCAAGCGCAGTCTTAAACCAAACACAGGATGGGTAGTATGACTGACAATATTCTGAAGTTTCCAAAGCGCGGCTTAGAAATTGACGTTGATGTTGAGTTGGAAGAAACTCAGGAAGAATACGAAGAGATGGTCGAGGCCATTGTGGTGATGATGGAAATGCACACTGCTGGACTTATTGTCACTTCTGACGCAAAATGGCAGCATGTGATGGACGCGGCTATGTCTGTAGCTGTTAATGCTGGCCTGAGAGCCGGGTTGTCTACAGAAGAGATTGAAGACACGTTTGAATCTGTGAAGGTGCAAGAGGTTAAATACGATGCCTAAAGATCCAAGGCTAGAACGTGTTGGTGTATCTGGCTATAACAAGCCCAAACGCACCCCTAATCATCCTAAAAAGAGCCACGTTGTCGTGGCAAAATGCGAAGACGGCAGCATCAAGACAATCAGATTTGGGCAGCAAGGCGTTAGCGGTGCTGGCAAAAACCCTCGCACGATGGCTGAAAAAGCGAGGCGCAAGTCCTTCAAAGCAAGACACGCGAAGAATATCGCCAAAGGTAAATGTTCAGCGGCCTATTGGGCTAATAAGGTGAAATGGTAATGGCAAAAGGTGTAGCGCATTATCTTCGTGATGGTACAAAGTATGCTGGCGGCATGCACAAGATGCCTGACGGTTCTTTGCATAGCGGCTCAAGGCATACAGCAAATTCTGTTCGGCTGTACCATTTTGGTGAACTTTCAGAAACGGCCAAAAAGAAGGCCAGAAAGAGGACATAATGGGATACGGAAAGAAAAAAGGCAAAGGTTACGGTAAATAATGGCTGGTAAATCAGTTCCAAAAAACCCCGCTTTATGGAAAAAAGCCATAGCAGCAGCAAAGCGTAAGTTCGATGTTTATCCTTCTGCTTACGCTAACGCCTATGCAGCTAAGTGGTACAAAGAACGTGGCGGCAAATGGGGCGGCTCAGACAATCGTGTGAGGAAAGCGTAATGGCTGCACAAGCTGGTCTAGGCAAATGGTTCAAAGAAAAATGGGTCGATGTAAAGACCGGGGAGCCGTGCGGCAGACGTAAAGGCGAGAAGCGTGGATACCCAGCCTGTAGACCAGCAAAGGTTGCTGGGCGTATAAGCAAGAAAGAAGCTAGTAAGAAAACCGGGCCGAAGCGCGTTAGCTGGTCTGTGACTGCTAGTGGCAAGAAAAGGAATAAAGCATGAATATTTGTGATAACTGTCCTATGCCCCGGCGCTGTGAACCAGCGGGTCGTTGCATAGTCTATAAAAATGGTGCAGAACCTGTTATATTAGCAGAGCCGGAACCTGTACCTGTTAAAACATCAACAGGCGTTGGTATGACATCACCGCTTCGTAAAAGCGCAAAAAAGAAAGCTGCAAAGAAATGACATACAAAAGTAAAAGCAATATGGCTCTACCTATGCCACGACCTACAGCTATCGAAAAATTTACTGGCCGTAGAACGCCAGCTTCAATGCGCCCTATGACACAAAGCCGTATAGAAGCAACAAAAAAACGTATGGCTGCTAAAGAAAGACAGGCAGCTAAAGATCGTCAAAATGTTATGACAGGAAGTTTTGCAAGCGACTGATGTATACACGAGTAATGATGCGGCCACGCACACAGCGGCGTCGGCCATTAGATTTAAGCAAGGAAGCCCAAGCAAAAGTGACGGCTTCCGTTTCAGCATCTGCGGTAGTAGAAGCTGTTGAAAGTATTGGGTTTTCTGCCTGTAAAGGCTGTGTAGCTAAGAAGATGTGCAAGGCTAGTGGCACTTGCATGTATGGGCGTAAGAAGCCGAAGGAAAAGTAATATGCCAGATATGGATGATTACAAACTTAATAGCATTGTTTCTTCGGAAATCACTGATGCGCTGAACCACTTTGACAGTGAGTTTTCTCAAGAGCGTATCCGCGCTATGGACTTCTACCTTGGTGAGCCATTCGGCAACGAGGTAGAGGGCAGATCATCTGTAGTAAGCACAGAAGTCGCAGACACCGTTGAGGCGATTATGCCCAACCTGATGCGCGTCTTTACAGCCAACGACAAATATGTACGTTTTAGCGCTCGCACGGCAGAAGATATGGAACGTGCAGAGCAAGTCAGTGACTATGTGAATTACATCATTAATCACGACAATGAAGGCTACAAGATACTGTACAACTGGTTCAAGGACGCCTTGTTGTTCCGTCTTGGTGTGGTCAAGTATTTCTATGAAGAGGAAGAAAATGTCACTGAGGAAGAATATAACGGACTTGATGAAAACGAACTTGCCGTATTACTGGCTAACCCAGACGTTGAAGTGGTTGAGCAGCAAGAAACCGTTGTTAATTCGTATATGGAAGATGACGGAACGGTGGTTCCTATTGAAAGTTCGTATGATCTGTCTGTGCGTGTTACGGAGCGTAAAGGCAAGATTAAGGTCATAAACGTACCGCCGGAAGAGTTTCTGGTTAATCGCCGGGCTACCAGCTTAGATGAGGCGTATTTCGTTGCCCACCGCACCACAATGACAGTGTCAGACTTGGTGGCTATGGGCTATGACCGCGAAGAGGTCGAGGCACATGCTGGTTTGTCAGATCTGGATGTTGATGAAGAACGCACAAATCGTTTCCAAGACTTAGAAGCAAACACAGGCACTGACGCGGCTGACCCGACATTGCGCGAGGTCGTGTACTACGAGTGCATTATGAAGGTTGATTATGACGGTGACGGCATTGCAGAACGCCGCCGCATCTGTGCTATCGGTGCTGAAGGCACACACATTCTGCATAACGAGCCATTCGATCATGTGCCGTTTGCTGTGGTGTCACCAGTATTGATGCCTCACCGCCTGATTGGACGCAGCATCTACGACATGACTGAAGACCTACAGGTTATCAAGTCAACACTGATGCGTCAGTATCTCGACAGCGTTTACACCAGCACACTGCCTCGTATGGTTGCTGTTGAAGGTCAGGTGAATCTAGATGATTTGCTTGAGGGTACTGCTGGCGGCATCATTCGCGCTCGACAGCCCGGTATGGTGCAAGCCATTACAGGCACTCCTGTAGGCGGCGAAGTGCGGCCTTTGATGGATTATCTCGACAACATCAAAGAACAGCGTACAGGCATGAGTAAAGCCTCACAGGGCTTAGATGCAAATGCGTTGCAGTCAACGACAGCTAGTGCGATTAGCGCGACCGTTCGTGGCGCACAGGTAAAGCTGGAAAGCTATGCGCGTACAATGGCTGAGACAGGCGTTAAATCGCTGTTTAAAGGCATTTTGCACTTGGTCACAAAGTATGACAACAAGCCGCGTATCGTGCGTCTGCGTAATAACTTTGTGCCGATTGACCCGCGTGAATGGACTAGCGAGTTTGATGTCGTGGTACAGGTAGGGCTTGGAACGGCTGATGATGAGCAGAAAATTGCGTTCCTGACGCAGATTGCTGCAAAGCAAGAGCAGATTTTGATGCAGTTAGGGCCAAACAACCCTGTTGTAAGTATGGCTCAGTATGTGAACACACTTCGCAGCATTGCTGAGATTGGTGGATTTAAGGACGCTGATATGTTCTTCAGCAGCCCACAGCAGATACAGATGCAGCAACAGCAACAACAGCAACAGCCGCCACAGCCTGACCCAGCGGTTGCTATGAAGCAGCAGCAGATGGAAGCAGAACTGGCGCTGAAGCGTGAGAAGATGCAAGCCGATATTCAGCTAGAGCGTGAGCGCATGACGATGGAGATGGAGCTACGCCGTCAGGAGTTGCAAGCCGAAGCTGAGTTGCGTATGGCGAAAGCTGTGACAGATTCACAAATCTCAACCAACCTACCGCGAGTGTAAAATGCCAAATAAGATGAAAAGCAATAATCCGCCACGCCGCGTAGAGATTCGCGGTCAAGATCACTTACTGGCTTACATCACACCAGATGAGGCACAGTTGCTTATGGACAACGGCGGCTCTGGTGAGCCGGGGCCAATGGGCATACCTGCTTTTTACGGCGGGTTTGAAGGTGAAGGTCGCTCTCAGGGCGGATTTGGTGGTCGCGGCAGGGATTATGATGGCAGAAGCGAAGATAGAGATGCGGCGCAAGCTGCTAGAGATAGGGCTGCTGATAAGCAAAGAGAAGCAGCGAAAGAAAGAGAAAGGCAAGCAGCCGGTGAAGCCGCTAGGCAAAGAATAGCCGCAGCAAATGCTAAACTTGCACAAGAAACCGCCGCGAAAAGAGCCGCAGAACGAGTTGCGCAATCTCAAGATTTAGCTAGATCAGAGGCTATTCGTGCAGACCAAAGGGAGATGGCGAGAGAGTTTGCTTCTCGTCCAGTTGCTGGCCTCACCCGCGCACAATACAGCGCGATGCCCGGATACATGAAGGCTGTTTACGATCAAACAGGCGCTTATAACTTTGATATTGACCCAGCAACACAAAGGGTCACTGGTTTTACAGGGCCAAGCGTTCTTGGTTTTACGCCCGGTATTGCTGGATTGCTTACTAGCCTTATGCCAGCACCCACAACAGAGGCAGAGCTTCGTGGCGTTTATACTGGCTTTGGGCGTATGGGAGAAGACCGAGAATTTATGGGCGGCACTGGACGCGATGATGTTGTCGAGGCGCAAACAAATCCTGTTACCGGCCAGCAAGACCAGTGTCCCGAAGGCTATGTATTCGACGAGGACTTACAGGCTTGTCGTGTATCAGCGCCGCTAGTTAATGTAGGCGACACAGTAGGTGGCACTGGCTTTGATTATGAACCCGGCACATACGCTCGTATGGGCTTGCTTGACGTAGCGCCAGAAGACTTGGGCGGCTTTGCATCAACTTACGGCACAGGATTTATGACCCCGGAAGAATTTGAGGCAGCAAATTTAGAATACCGCCGCCGGGCTGGTACACAGGCTGGCATATTCCAAGACCCGTATAACCTACAAGGATACACGTTACTAGCATGAACGAAGGAAAAGCAAGGGAACAGATGGCTAGAGCCGACAAGGCCGAAGCCGTATTACGCAATGAAATATTCATAGAGAGTTTTGAGTATTTAGAGAACGAATTTACAAGTGCTTGGAAGCAGAGCGGCATAGGTGACACGGAAGCTAGAGAGCGCCTATATATGCTTTGTCAGAACTTGGAAGCGGTTAAGACCTACATTCACAAGGTAGTGGAAGATGGAAAATTGGCAAAAGCAACATTACAGGAGTTGCATAAACGCCAACAATTTGAGAAAAGGAAATAAGTTATGTCCGACAATCCGCAAGGAACCGGGTCTATTTCATTAAATGATGCAGTTAGCCTTCTAAATACCCCCATCCCGGATAAGGTAGAAGAAGAGCGACCAGAGGAGCAAGAAGCTCCTCAACCGATGGAGGCAGAGGCCGAAGTCACCGAAGAGGACACTCAGCTAGAGGCTGAATCCTACGAGGATGATGAGGATGATGCTGTTGAAGTCGAAGAGTCTGAAGAAGATGATGACTACGAGGACGGAGAAGAGGAACCTCAAGAAACAGTCTACACTGTCAAAGTGGATGGTGAAGAGATAGAGGTCAGCCTTGACGAAGCCCTACAGGGTTATCAGCGACAACAGGCTTTTACAAAGCGTAGTCAGGAAGCCGCCGAAATGCGGAAAGCTGCTGAGAAAGAAGCAGCCGAAGCAAAGCAAGCAAGAGACTACTACGCACAGCAACTTGATGTGCTGGCACAGCAGATTCAACAGACAATTCCTCAGGAACCTGATTGGGTCTCATTAGCAAAAGAGGTCACGGCTGAAGAGTACAACGCAATTAGAGCAGAGTACGATAATCGTCAGGCAAACCTCGCAAAAGTGGAGCAAGAGAGACAGGCACTGTCTCAACAACAGGCCGCTGAACAAGAAAAGATGCTTCACGAGCATCTTAGAGCGCAACGGTCTGACATGCTAAATCGCATCCCTAAATGGAAGGATGACGATGTTAGGAATAAAGAGCGTCTTGAAGTAGTTGAGTATGCTCGTAACATCGGATTTAGCGAACAAGAAGTTGCACAGGCTACAGACGCTAGGGCCGTGGAACTTTTGTACAAAGCGATGCAGTGGGACAATCTACAGCGTAAGAAACCCACGGCTAAAAAACGCGCAAGACAGGCTCCAAAGATGGCTAAAGCTGGACAGCCACGCACAAAGAAACAAGCTGCTAGTCGTTCACGGCAACAGTCTATGACCCGCCTCAATAAAGAGCGGTCTGTAGATGCTGCCGTATCATACTTGATGGGTAACTAGCTTTTAGAAGGAGCAATTAAATGAGTACCTTTACCACATCGTCAGCTATTGGTGAGCGCGAACAGCTTGCCGATGTCATCTATCGGATTGACCCCGATGAAACACCTATCTTCAGCGCACTGAAGAAGGAAACCTCAAACGGTATCTTCACCGAATGGCAAGTTCAGGAATTGGCCGCAGCGTCAGCTACTAACTACGTCAATGAAGGTGCAGACGCCAGTGTTGTTGCTCCAACGGCTACCAGCCGTCTGGGTAACTACCATCAGATCTCAGTCAAAGCAGTAGCTGTATCAAAGACTCTTGATGCAGTTGAAAAAGCTGGCCGTGATCGTGAAGTAGCGTACCAGAAGGTACTGAAATCATTGGAACTTCGTCGTGACATCGAAAAAGCAATCGGTGACACAAACGTGGCTCGTTCCGGTGCAGACCCTCGTAAATCAGCATCACTCATCACTTGGATTACCAATGGTGATTCGCCGGGTGATATGGCCTTCGCTACTGGTGACGGCACAGACGTAGCTGATCTGACTGGTACTGCTCGTGCGTTGACACTGGCTCAGATTGAGACAGCAATGCAAGCAGCTTGGACAGACGGTGGATCGCCAAAGATTATGGCGTGTTCAGCCGCTAACCGGGCTAACTTCTCAGACCTGTCAGCTTCTGGCAACTTGGTCAGCAACGATGTCAACATGACAGCGGCCAAAGAAGTGACCTACGTTGGTTCGACTTCAGTCTTCTTGACTGACTTCGGCACATTGGAAGTCGCTCCTTCACGCTTTATGGGTGACGACAAGGTCTTCTTGATCGACCCAGACTTCGCTGCACTTTGCACCATCAATGGCCGTAATTTCGCCGAAAACGAAATTGCACCAACAGGTGACGCAGAGAAGTTCCAGATTGTGACTGAATGGGCCTTGAAGGTGCTTGCACCTAAAGCCCACGCAGCCGTAATCGGTCTGGACGGATCATAACATTAGAGGGGGCGGCAGAGCCGCCCCTTCATCTCATTGGGGCAAAGTATGAAAAGATCACTAATTAATGATGCCGTTACAGGCAAAAAGATTGACCTAATTACTGATACTGACGGTTCTCAGCGCATCCAGTCTACACAGAACTTTGACACGTTGATGAAGCTGAACAGTCAGATGAATAACGATTGGCGTCCCGGCAGTTTGCGCGGAACCCAGAAGCACATGCAGCATGTGGCAGAAATACCTAATGTCGTGTATGCTCACCTAGTAGAAAAGTTTGGCAAGCCAAGCGAAAACCCAAAGGCGTGGAAGCAATGGCTGAATGACAGCGAAAACCGCGCTTTTAGAACTGGTGGTGGACAAGTTTAATGGCTATTGCATCTTACGCAGACTTACAGACATCTATCGCCAACTTTCTGGCTCGTGATGATTTAACCGCACAGATACCTAACTTTATTCAGTTAGCTGAAGCGCGTATCAATCGTGAGTTGGAAACTCGTGAGCAAGAGAAGCGCGTACAGGCAACTCTTGTTGCTGGCGATGAGTATATTGCTCTGCCTACAGATTTGCGTGAGGTCAGAGAAGTTAAGCTGAATACAAGCCCACTAACGGTTCTGTCCTACGCATCACCTACAGGACTTGATACGCAGTATTCAAGCAATGGTCAGGGCAAGCCACAAGGCTACAGCATAGTTGGCAAGGAGATGAAGGTTCGTCCCGTGCCAGACAGTGGCTACACAATGGAGATTATTTACATTGGCAATGTTGACACATTGTCTGATGTTAGCACTCCTACACTGTTCATACGTTCACCTGACTTGTATTTGTACGGCGCACTAACAGAAGCATATGTGTATCTGTTGGATGAGCAGAGAGCCGCGCAGTATGATGAGAAGTTCACTCGTGCTATAAATGAGGTGCGGATGGACGAAGAGCGTTCACACTATGGCACAGGGCCACTACAAACTAAATCTGTCTACTTACGGCAGAATGTAACAGCGGAGAAGTAACACATGTCTGCAATGAGTGATTATTTAGAGAACGAGATTCTCGACCATATCTTAGGAACTGGCGCATATACGATGCCATCGTCTGTGTATGTCGGCTTGGCAACTGCCACGTTTGCCGATGATAACAGCGGCACAGAGTTGACTGGCAACGGTTATGCCCGTGTAGCGGCTACGTTCAATGCAGCGGCTTCTGGAACGGCTGACAATGACGCAGCTATTGAGTTTTCAGCAGCCACGGCAAGCTGGGGTACAGTCAGTCACTTTGGTTTGTTTGATGCAAGCACTGGCGGCAATCTTTTGATACACGGTGCTTTCACTACAGCGAAGCTGATTGATTCGGGTGACATCCTAAAGATTTCTGCTGGTGATTTAGACATCTCAGCGGCATAGGTGTAGCTAATGGCTACAGGCACCCCCAGTTTAGACAACTTTACTAGCAGCATTGATGCGCTTCCATATTCGCTGGACAGCGCATTACTGCTTACTAAGGTTGACTGGTCTAACCCAACATTAGAGCAGTTAGACAACTGGGGTACGCTTGAGCAGTTAGACACCTTCGGCAACCTTGAGCAACTAGCCAGCCTTGATGTTAAGCATTTTCAAGGCACTGCTACGGCTGCAATAACAGTAGCAGCGGCTATACAATTTGCGATTGAAATGCCAGCAGCGGTATCTATCTCCGCATCCGCTACGGCAGATAACACTCGCATACGCACTATGTCAGGCTCTGTGACAGGCGCTGCCAGCTTTGCCGCTGTTATAACTCCTGTACGCACCGTAGACGCCTCTGTAAGCGTTGCTGTTACGGAATCTACCGTATCCACTCGTATACGCACTGACACCGCGTCTGAGGCGATTGCTGTTAGCGCCACATCAGATTCAAACTACCTGTTTAATGTTAATGGCGCTGTATCTATAGCAACAACGACAACTGGCGCAGCAAATGGTATATTTGCTATGCCGGGTGAGACAGAGGCTGCTATCACTGTTTCATGTGAAGCAAAGCGGCTTGGTGAGGAGTGGAGTGTAGTTGCGCCGGGTACAGAGGTTTGGGCTGACATTCCTGTTGGAAGTGAGATCTGGACTATACAATCAGTTGGCACAGAGGTTTGGGCGTTACAATGATACAGTTTGGCGAATGGCTGCCTGACCAGCCTGATTTTACAAATGCTGGTGTCGTAGAGGCCACAAACGTGGTTCCGGCATATAATGGTTATCGCAGCTTTAACGACTTTGTCGATTATTCAAATGCTGGCTCAAACACTTTGTTAAATGTGTTTGCTGCAAAAGACAATGATGGTACCGTGCGTCTATTTGCTGGCGACCAAGGCAAGCTGTATTTGTTCAATGCTGGCACAACAAACCTAGATGATGTCAGTAAAGCGGGAACACCAGCTTACGATTTGGAAAGTAATGAGCGTTGGCGGTTTGTGCAGTTTGGTGACGTACTTATTGCATCAGGCGGTATCGGAGAAGAACTACAAAAGTTTCAACTAGGCACTGATAGCGCATTTTCTAATTTATCTGGCACCCCGCCAAAAGCAGACTTTTTGACAGTTGTGCGTGATTTTGTGTGGACAGGCAATATTGATGAGGGTTCTGGTCGTGTGCCATACCGCGTTAAATGGTCAGGCTTTAACGATCAGACAAGCTGGACGGCTGGCACGGATCAGTCTGACTTCCAAGATATTCCAGATGCTGGTGCCATTACTGGTATGGTTGGCGGTGAATACTGC